AACAACATTGTTGAGTTTCTTGAAGGTCAGGTAGACGAACTTGATGCAATGAGGTATAAAGTCGTTGATAAGGAGTGTACTCCACTTCAAAACATTATCGACGAAATTTTTGGCTTGTATTATAGCACACTATATAAACTTAAATTTCTCGCATAAGGACGCGACATATGGAACTTTTACGCCCTCTTATTGACCCTGCTTTTGGCACGCAAAGCGTGTCGTACACCGGCACTGCCGGTTCTGTAACGGGCTGGCCCGCAGGCCCACAAGGTGTGTTGGTTTGGTCTACAACTGACGCGTATATTGCGGTTGGAGAAGGCGTTACAGCCACGACATCGGCAACACCGCTGCCTGCTGGAACACCTGTACCGATTTACGTACCACAAGCCGGCGGCGGCGGCGGTACGGGCGGCCAATGGCGCGTTAGTGCTATTCAGATCAGCACAGGCGGTACTTTGTACGCAAAGCCGATCAACATCAGATGAGTTTTGGCATCCCCGTCCGTAATGGTTTAGCTATAGGGCTGTTGTCTTCAACATCTCTACTGTCAAAACGCGGGCAAACCCCAGCTATTTCACTTAACTTCCTATCAGGTTCGCTTGACAGCCGCGTTACATTTACACGCGCCACAACGGCTACATTTGTTGGATCTAACGGTTTTATCCAAACGGCTGCGATTAACGGTCCACGCTTTGATTACAACCCTGTAACGCTTGCTGCAAAGGGCTTGCTGATTGAAGAGCAGCGGGTGAATTTGCTAACGCGGTCTGAGGAGTTTGATAATGCTAGTTGGGTGAAAAATTCGGCTACTGTCACCGTAAATGCCACAACTGCTCCGAATAATACTGTTTCTGCTGATGCAATCATCCCTAATTCTGGAACCAATACCCTTCCGGGCTTTTTTCGTAACGCAGTCGTATCTGCGTCTGACAATGAAAACGGCGTGGTTTCTATATACCTAAAAAAAGGTGTGGGTGTAAGTTGGGTTTTTGTTAGATACTTAAACAAGGCCAACAACTTTTTTAATTTGTGGGTTAACCTCGACACCGGCTCGGTAGGTGCGACGAGTACTGGTAGTGTTGTAGCGCTACCTAACGACTGGTACAGGTGTATACTACCTAACAACACGGGCGTTGGGTCTACCACAGCGGGCCGCGTTACCGTTTGCGCCGTTTCTGGCGATGGTCAGAATAGCTTTACTGGCGACGGCACACAATTTTTCTACGCTTGGGGCGCACAACTCGAAGCCGGTGCATTCGCCACCAGCTACATTCCCACAGTCGCAAGCACAGTCACACGCACGGCTGACATAGCGACGATGACAGGAACAAACTTCTCTGACTGGTATAACGCTAGTGCAGGGACATTCGCTTCTCAATTCACAACGTCCACTATATCTGGAACACGCACAATTCTGGATGCTAACGACAACACGGCAAATGAAAGCATTCGGCTGCGTACTGTATCGGCTGATCCATCCTTTACGGTTACAGATGGAGGCGTTGACCAAGCAAATATTGACGCAGGAACTGTAGTTGCAAATACAACATACAAAATGGCTGGGGCTTACACGCTAAATGATTTTGCAACGTCGATTGGCGGAGGCGCTGCTGTAATAGATACTTCTGGCACAATACCAACGGTCAACCAATTACAAATTGGAACTTCGGCAGCAGGAAACATTCTGAACGGCTGCATCGGATCAATTTCATATTACAACACGCGACTTTCAAATTCTAGTTTGCAGGCGATTACAGCATGACCATTTACATCAGAAAAAGGGCTTAAAAATGCCTACAGTTAATCTTTCGCCATTAGGCGGCGCAGCTAGTCAATTTCTAGATAACAACGGTGTTATCTTGTCAGGCGGCAAAATCTATACGTATGCCGCTGGAACCACTACCCCGCAAGCAACTTACACTAGTGCGTCAGGTGTCACGCCGCACGCAAACCCTATTGTTTTGAATAGCGCAGGGCGTGTACCGGGCGGCGAAACTTGGCTGACCGACGGCTTAGTATACAAATTTTCTATTGAAACATCTACGGGCGTACTGCTTGGTACATACGATAACATTTCAGGCATTAACGATATTCCAGACGCTGTACTTACCGCGGACAATGTATTTTATGATCCGCCGTTTGCTGGCGCAGTTACAAGCGGATACACGGTAGAAGATAAACTATCTCAAACTGTCTCTGTTCAAGACTTCGGTGCTGTTGGCGATGGAATTACTGATGACTGGGTTGCGATTGAAAAAGCGTTAAACGCTTCAGACAGCATTTATTTTCCAGCAGGAACATATAGAATAGTTGGTATAAGAACTTATGACCTGCCAACAAATAAGTTTTTGTACGGTGATGGTGATGCTACTTTGTATTTTGCCCTTGGTACTGACAAACTTACTATTCAAAATTTAGCAAAAGCAACAACGACCATTTCGGCTGATCTTGCTATTGGTCAAAGCTACATGAATGTATTAAGTGTTGAAGGTGTAGCTGAAGGAGATTTAATTCACATTGACACAGCAACTCGGGTTTCTTCTCTTTTTAGTTATCAAAAGCAGTGCGTTCGGAGAGTCGTAGCTATTGTTGGAAATACAATTTCCTTTGACCAGCCGCTGGACTTCTTTTTCACCGTATTGGAAAACCCAAGAGTTGATTTTGCAAATCCCTTTGGCGTTCAAGCCAGTGGCGTAAATATCCTATGCGGAGACACGGGAACGGATGCGGGTGGAAACTTTTTACGTCTAATAAGAACTTCAAATAGTGCTTGGCAAAACGCCAGGATTGCTGGTTCTGTTCGTGGGTGGACAACTGGCTGGTCTGACGTTTTTCTTACTCTAAGCTGTGACAGAACATTGTTTAATAATGTTCAATTTATAAAATCAAGGTATTCACCACGAATATCTGACGGATCACGTTATACGACAGTTAGTAACTTTACGGCTTTTCAAATCAGGCATCTAGACACCCAAGTCTGGGCGCAGGATACATTGTTTATTAATGGTGTTTGTTCTGACACGGACGGAGTAATCCAAACTCACCCTTCTATACGCAATACATTTAAAAATGTTCACGATTCTGTAAATCGTGAAGCTCTTTTTGGCTTAGACCTTCGTAGTGTTGGGGATATTGTTGAGGATTGTTCTGCTAGTCGTACTGATGGAGTTATAGGGTCTAACACTAACGGTATCAGCCCATTGCCAGATTATGTCGATTGGGCGTTAGGATATAAAAAAAGAATCACTCGATTTAATTCAACAACAGCCATTATTTCAAATAGAGAGACAATCGGAGATATTGAAATAAATGACTGCAATGTTCCTGACATTGCACTTGTTGATGGTTTTGGTATTGGATCAATAAGAATTGGAAATGGGAATAATCTTTCTTCGCCGGGTTACAGATTAACAAGAGAACAGAGCACGCGCTCATTTGCAAATAACGGACTTATCCCTGTATATTGGGAGCCGGGATTTGGCTATGATGGAACGCCCACTGCTGTAACGGCAATAACAAAGGCAAATCCCGGTGTAGTAACATCCACTGCACATGGATTGAGCAATGGAAACCTTGTTCGTTTAACCGCTGTAGCAGGAATGACTGAGGTTAATTACGTTGTGTTTACTGTTCAAAATGTAACCGCAAATACCTTTGAACTTTATACAACGGATACTGTTCCAACGCCTGTAGATACAAGCACCTATACAAATTACACTTCTGGTGGGTTTGCTGGGAAGCAAAAAAATACACGATCTTTCCAGCCCATTTGGACAAAAAATGTTGGTCGCTGGCCTCAAAGAAAATATTATCTTCCAAATCTATGGAGAGAAACGGTTGCTACTGGTTCTTTAACTCGAACATTTACACTGCAACTTTATACAGAAACAAGTGCCATTCCTGCACAAACACAGTTTTGGACAAGGTTAACTTTTATTGCAAAAGGAAATACTGGTTCAAGCGAAACTGTTTATGATGTTGCGGCTGTTAGATACCCAACAAGCCAAACATATTTTCAAAAAAATACTGCTTTAACTACGGATATTAATTCATGGAGCATTACTCTTGCAAATCCAATTTATCATTTCAAAGACCTTCAAGATACAGAAGGCGCAAGCGGACTAGTTGGAAGTGATTATTATTGGACTGTTGATGTAACTGTAACGCTTCCGACAACAAGTAGAATTTTATACGAACTTGATTGCGAAGTGCGCGAGTTAAATCGTGGAATTGATAATCCGTAATGAGCACTAACAAGATTGCCAGACTGCATCAAATGATGTAGTCTAGCCACCAACCGTACTGATGCGGCTCATCAGGAACTCTTTAAGGGTTAATCATGGACGATAATGTCTTTACCGAAGCGGATGCCTCCGCGCCAGAACTCGAAGCCACGGCAGCAATCGAGCCTGTAGAAAACACGACGCCGGAAGAGCAGTCTGCTGAACAGGAAGCACCCAAGACCTTCTCCCAAGAAGACTTGGACGCCATCGTAGGCAAACGACTCGCAAGAGAGCAGCGTAAATGGGAACGCGAACAGGCTCAAAGAGCAGAGGAAATGCAGGCCCGGCAGCAGCCGATCCACGACATAACCCCTGAACAATTTGAGACTTACGAGGATTACGCAGAGGTTTTGGCCGAGCGTAAAGCCGAAGAAATGCTGGCACGCCGTGAAAGGGATACCCAGCAACGTGCAATGCTAGAGTCTTATCACGAACGTGAAGAGGCAGCGCGGGACAAGTATGATGACTTTGAACAAGTCGCATACAACCCCAACCTTCCGATCACCGACGCGATGGCATTAGCAATACAAGCGTCCGACATTGGCCCCGACGTGATTTATCACTTAGGTGTCAACACTAAAGACGCCCAGCGTATTTCGCGTCTAGACCCCATTTTGCAAGCTAGGGAAATTGGTATGATTGAAGCCCGGCTTTCAGCCGAGCCTACATTCAAAAAAACATCCAACGCCCCGCCACCGATTGCTCCTGTCAATGCCCGCACCTCTGGTGCGCCGACATTTGATACGACAGACCCACGGGCCGTAAAGTCCATGAGTACGTCAGATTGGATTGAGGCAGAACGGATGCGACAGATCAAGAAGTACGAGGCACAACGCAACCGATAATTTAGGATTATTTCCATGAGTAACTCGATTTTAACCATCGACATGATCACGCGTAAGGCGCTTGAGATTCTCGAAAACAACTTGGTTCTTACCCGTAACGTAAACCGCCAGTACGATGACAGCTTTGCTGTTGAAGGCGCAAAGATTGGTTCAACCCTGCGTATCCGTTTGCCGGATCGCGCACTTGTAACTGACGGCGCAGCCCTTCAGGTTCAGGATGACAACGAGCAGTTCACAACTCTTGCTGTTTCCACCCAGAAGCACATTGGCGTTAACTTCACGACTGCTGAATTGACCATGCAGTTGGATGATTTCGCTGACCGCGTTCTCAAGCCACGTATCTCGCAGCTTGCTTCAAGCATCGACGCTGACGTTGCCAACTCGTACCTGACCATCGGTAACACGGTCGGCACGCCCGGCACAGTACCCGGCACTTCGGCAGTTCTTCTTGCTGCACAGCAGAAGCTGAACGAAAACGCTGCTGTCATGTCGCCACGTTATGCGACTGTTAACCCAGCCGCCAACGCTGGTTTGGTCGAAGGTCTGAAGGGTCTCTTTAACCCAACCGACACGATCAGCAAGCAGTTCAAGAATGGCATGATGGGTACTGGCGTACTTGGTTTTGACGAAATCAATATGTCGCAGTCCATCAAGCAGTTTACCACTGGTTCGCGTACTGCAACTGGCGGAACGACTTCGGCGGCTGTTACCGCTGAAGGTGCAACCACCATCGCCATCACTGGCGCTGGCGCATCGGCTACAATTAAGGCTGGCGACGTGTTTACTGTTGCTGACTGCTTCCAAGTCAACCCACAGACCCGTGAAAGCACTGGTTCGTTGTTCCAGTTCGTTGCTCTTGCTGATGTCACACTCAGCGGCGCTGGCGCTGGTAACGTAACTGTTGCTGCAATCTACTCGGCAGCACACGCACTTGCCACTGTTAACACTCTGCCCGGTAACTCCAAGGCAATCGTGTTTGTTGGCGCGGCTTCGACGCAGTACCCCCAGAACCTTATCTACCA